ACCAATAATATTTTATTATATTTGAAAAAAAAGTACTTACATAGTTAATACTGAATGTGTTACTATAGTAATGTGATGTTTCAGCAAAAAGTTCTCTTTAAAAGTGAATTGATTGTATATATATTTCTAAGAAAGCGCCGTATGGTGCTTTTTTATTTTGGAGGTGAATAAAAATCGCTAAAGGTAAGTACGAAGAGTGGTTACAACAAGACAATTTAACAATGATAGAGGGTTGGGCGCGCCAAGGACTTACTGATGAACAGATAGCTAAAAATATGGGTATAAAAAAATCAACCTTTTACGATTGGTTGAAAAAGTATCCGGACATTTCGGAGTCCCTAAAAAAGGGGAAAGCACCAGTAGACTTTGAAGTTGAGAACGCGCTCTACAAACGAGCCGTGGGCTTTAAATATGAAGAAATAGAAACTGTAGAGGAAGAAGTAGACGGGGTTTTTAAAACAAGAGTAAAACGGACGCAGAAAACAGCTCTCCCGGACACGAGCGCTATTATTTTTTGGTTGAAAAATAGAAAGCCGGAACAATGGCGTAAGATGAATCCTGTAATTGAAAACAAACTTAAGGCGGAGACTGAAAAGCTGTTAAAAGAGGCGCAAAACCTCGAGACTAACGAGGTTGGAAAGGTGGTATTTGTCAATGAAGACAGTATCGAAGATTAACCTACCGGAAATAGTCGGTAAGGGTTACGGAGAATATTGGCGCTCTAAAAATTTCTATAGAGTTGTTAAGGGTTCGCGTGGTAGCAAAAAATCAAAGACTACCGCGTTAAATTTCATTGTAAGGCTTTTAAAATATCCTTGGGCGAACCTGTTAGTTGTTCGTCGGTATTCGAACACTAACAAACAGTCAACATATACCGATTTTAAGTGGGCGTGTAACCGGTTAGGTGTTACACATTTATTTAAGTTTAACGAAAGTCTACCGGAGATTACACTTAAAAGTACAGGTCAGAAAATACTATTTAGAGGTCTCGACGACGAGTTAAAGATTACGTCTATTACGGTAGACGTTGGGGTTTTATGTTGGGCTTGGTTCGAAGAGGCGTACCAAATAGAAACCGAAGATAAGTTTTCTACAGTAGTAGAAAGTATACGTGGAACTTACGACGACAAAGATTTTTATAAACAGATTACTGTCACGTTTAACCCTTGGAACGAACGCCATTGGTTGAAACGTGTTTTTTTTGACAAAGAAACAAGGCGTGATGATACGTACTCTATTACTACTACGTATCGTTGTAATGAGTGGTTAGACGACGTCGACGTTAAACGTTACGAAGACCTTTACACTACGAACCCCCGACGTGCTCGTATTGTTTGTGACGGTGACTGGGGCGTTGCGGAGGGTCTAGTTTACGACAATGTTATAGTTGAGAATTTCAACGTTAAAGAATTACTCAAGACGCACAAGTTAGCGGTAGGGCTTGACTTCGGATTCACACACGACCCGACAGCTTTAATTGTTTTTATGATTGGTGACAAAGATATTTACATATTTGATGAGGCTTACGAAAAAGGTCTAAGTACTAAAGAAATAGCTAACCTTATTAAGTCTAAGGGTTACGCCAATACAGAAATAATTGGAGATAGTGCGGAGGGGCGTTTGATAAGTGAGTTAAAGTCAGAGCATGGAATTAAACGACTTAAAAAGTCACGTAAAGGTAAAGACAGTATCAACGCCGGTATTTCTAAAATACAGGGTTATACAATTCATGTATTACCAAGTTGCGAAAATACAATAAACGAACTATTTGCTTATTCGTACAAACAAGATAAAGACGGGAGGTGGCTTAACATCCCTATAGACGATAACAACCACCTTATGGACGCCCTACGCTACGGTATGCAAGTTCTAGATACTAGCAAAATCAAAAAAGTTAAAAGGAGTGATATTTTTGGAAAAGGTTTTTAAATTGCCAATAGACACCGAAATAGACGGTAAACTAGTTGGTTTGTTGATTAGTAAACACAACGAGTTAATCGAGTTCTATCAAAAAATGGATAGATACTATAAAGGTAAACACGAGATAGTAGCGCCAAACAATAGCGAGTATAACAAGACTATTGAGGTTATCTCTAACCGCACTAAATACATTGTCGATATTTACAATGGTTATTTCTTAGGGAGCCCGATTAAGTTAAAATGTGAAGACGATAACTTATTAAATGAGTTAGAGGCGGTTGACAAAGTTAATCAAGCTAATCAAGTTAACAGGGTTATCAGTAAGAACATGGCAAAATACGGACACGCCTTTGACTTGGTGTTTTACGACGACCAAGCAAACGTTAATTATACATATCTTGATAATAAGGAGGTTATTTATGTATATGATAATACCATTTTAGAGCGCCCACTATTCGCTATTCACTATACGAAAGTTAAAGATATTATCAGTTATAGGGATTACCTAACAGGTACTGTATACACGAAAGACGAGCGTATTTTATTCGACGATAAAAAAGGTGCTATCTCATTTAACGAAAGATTTCCGAACCCGTTTAAAGAGGTACCGATTACGGAGTATATAGAAAACGACGAGCGTATGGGTGCAATAGAGCCGTTAGCAAGTCTACAAGACGGATATAATCAAGGTCTATCAGATAAGGCAACAGCTAACTCATATTTCGCTGATTGCTACCTTAAAATCGTTGGTGTTGACTTAGATGAAGAAGACTACACCGACACAACCGACGAGCACGAGATTAAACCTAATAATCAGTTAATTGCTGACCTTAAACAAGAGCGAGTAATATATATCCCTCGAGTACAGGACGGCGCACAACCGCAGATAGACTTTTTAGCTAAGCCGTCGAACGACAACGGTGAAGAAAATCTATTAAATAGAATTAAAGACGATATGCATACAATATCGCACATACCGGACTTTAAAGACTTATCGTTTAGTAATACAAGCGCGGAGGCAATAAGGCTTGCAATGTGGGACTTAGACAATGTTTGCATGGAGAAAGAAGACAATTTTAAAGAGGGTCTTAGTAGACGTTATGACCTAATTTGTGTCGGTAAAAACAACATGAAATTAGTTAACGAAATTAACGGTGTAGAGATTGATTTTATCTTTAGTCGAAACATACCGCAAAACGTAACAGCGGAGCTTGACAATGCAATTAAGGCGCGCACGTTCCTATCACAAGAAACGGTGTTAGGTATGGTACCGTCTATAGTTCCGGATATAAATAGCGAGATTAAACGCATAGAACAAGAGGCTGAAAAGCACGTTAACAACATGTTTAGTAACGAGGTAGAGGAACATGAGCACTAAAAATGAGTACTGGCAACGCGAAAGAGTTGTTACTGGTATGGAACGGAACAAACAAGAGACGTTGAAAGTTGTTAACAATGTTAATAGCGAGTACAAAAAGAAATTAAAAGAGATACGCTTTGAAATTTCTGATTTCTACGCCCGTTTTGGTAAAGGTGACGTCTTAGACTATGCCAAAATAACGAGCAAATTGGACGACGACGATTTTAATACTATGATTCGTGATTGGGGTAAGTTTGTAAAGAAATATCCGGATATGGAAAGATACAGGGATATTAGAATGAACTACTATAAATTAGACAGGTTGCAAGGTTTAAGTAATAGAATAGCTTTACACGTTGCGGAACTTGGGAAACTCGAAGAAGAAATGTTGAAAGGTACTCTAACAGGTGCTTTTAAAAAGGCGTTTAATAGTATTACCAAGCTATTTAAGAAACAAAGTAAGATAAAACGAGACGTCGAGCCTTTAAAAGACAAGAAAATAGACGCTTTAATACGTCAGAAATGGTTAGACGGTAATAATTTTAGTGATAATACGTGGCGTAACAAAGCTAAATTACAAAATTACTTAGACAGCAAATTAATAACGGATATGGCAACCGGTAAGACTTACGACGAGGTCTCGAAAGGTCTTGCGAAAGCTATGAACGTTAGTTTTAATGACGCAAAACGTCTGATTCACACGGAAATGGCACATATACAAAATAGCGCGCATTTTGAGGGAATTAAACAAGCCGGCTTTACAGGTTTTAAAATTGTAGCAACGTTAGACGCTAAAACGTCTGAAATTTGCAAGAATAAAAACGGTAAAACGGAGTATATAAAAGATTATCAAGTTGGCGTTACCGCCCCACCGTTTCACCCTTACTGTCGAAGTACGATATTCGGGGTTGACAAAGACTAGACCTAACCTTTGTTTCATGTTAAAATGAAAACAAAAAGGAGGCTGATATGCTATGAAATGTCAAAATTGCGGTTCAGAAAATGTTAATGTACAATTAATCAATAAACAAGAATTGATGAACCTTAAGGAAAGAAAGGGTTGCTTGTGGTGGGTTGCCATAGGTTGGTGGTGGATACCTATTAAGTGGTTTTTCTTATACTTTATTTTAGGGTTGCTAGTAATACCGTTTAAAATGCTACTGCCAAAGAAAAAACAAATAATTAACACGGTGGAGGGTTACAAGGTTTGTAATAACTGCGGTCACCACTGGAGATAAGTCAACTAATTTTAGTTGGCTTTTTATTATGCCTAAAAACTGAATATTAAACTAAGTCAATCAGAAATGATTGGCTTTTTATTATGCCCTAAGCATGGCTTTAAAAGGCTTACTCATACGGAGTATAACTGAAAAAAATAAACTCATACGGAGTATAAATGGAGGAAACAATATGCCAAACGAAATAAATACACAAGAGGAACAACAACAAGAACAACAAGCACAGGCGCAAGCGCAAGTGCAAGAGGAAAGTAAAGAGCCGGTTAAAGTTGAGTTCACAAAGGAACAACAAGACCATATTAACAAGCTGATTTCTCAACAACGTTCAAAAGCTGTAGACGAGTTCAAAAAAGCAGAAGAAGAGAAAAAGAGTGAAAGCAAACGACTAAGCAAGATGAACGAAAACGAGAAATTACAATATGAGCTTGACAAAGTTAAAGCTCAACTTGAAGAGGCTAAGGCGTTTAAGGAACGTTACGAAATGGAGAAAGTAGCTACCGAAATTTTGAACGAAAATAACCTGCCGTCTAACAAGCAAATCTTAGACTTTGTTGTACGTTCTGACGCTGAACAAACACAAGACGCCATTAAGACGTTATCGAAATTAGTTAACGATACGGTTGAGGCGATTTTAAAAGAAAGAAATAAAAGCGAAATTCCAACCCGAGGAAATACACCTGTTACTGAGAGTTGGGAAGTATGGAAATAAGAAAGGAATTAAAAAAATATGCCAGCAGAAATTAAAAAAACACATGTTCAAGACAAACACTTAGGGGTTATCAAAGAGGTTTTACCTTATAACGCGTATTCAACGCCAATGATTTTAAAAGATGATTCTATTTTATTAAACGGTAGAACATTTACAGTATTAGAAACTAACGAAGCTGAATTAAGAGACTATCAACGTAACACAGCTAACGAGCTTACAACGTTACAAGCTGATGAAACTAGTTACGTGTTAGATATTGAGAAATACTGGGGTCTACAAATCGACGACTTAGACGTTAAAGACCTTAACACAGAAGTCGAGAAATACCAAGTAGCGAAACAAACTAACAAGATTGTAGCGCCGTACTTAGACCAGTTAAGATTCGCTACTGTTATTGCTAACACGTCTAAAAACGTGATTCCGGTTGAAACTAAAGAATACGACGCCGTATTAGACGCCGGGGCTGAATTAGATGAGCTAGCAACTAGTGGAACGCGTTACTTATTCGTTACACCTACATTCTACAAAGCTATTAAGAAACGTATTGTTGAGTTACCGCAAGGTGACCGCGACAACAACGTTAGATACAAAGGTGTAGTAGGTGAGTTAGACGGTGCTATTGTTGTTAAAGTACCTAACAGAATTTTAAACACAGGCGACAATTCAGTAGACGCCGTGTTAACAGTAGACAACGTGTTAGCGTCACCGGTGCAAGTAGATAAGTTCGAAAGTGGTAGACTTGGTGCCGGACGTTTCGGAGTATACTTACAACAACTACTTTACACAGGTGCGTTCGTGTTGAAAAAAAATCAACCTAAGATTATTACGATTGCGAAAAAAGCCCCAACAGCTAAGAAAAGCGGTACTAAAGTAGCGCCAAAAGCGTAAGAGGTGATTAAATGATAGATGATGTTAAAGTTTTGCTTGGGTTGACTAATGATAGTCAAGATAGTTTGTTGTCTATCTACGAAAAACAAGCAAAACAAAAGATTTTAAATAGACTGGGGACTGTTAAGTTCCCTAGTCAATTTGAATATATAGCGGTTGAATATGTAGTTTATAAATTTAGAAAAAGAGGAACAGAAGACGCTAGTATTGTTAAGGAGGACGTATTAAGTAAGTCTATACTTCGAGATGACGCCTTTTTTAATCAATACGAAAACGAGTTTAGAAAATATCTTGAGAATGAAAACAAACGTAAAAAACGTACTGTTTTAAGGTTCCTAAAATGTTAGCAAAACGCCATACTTACGAGTTATACCGCAAAAACAACCAAGCTAGCAACGATTGGGGAGAGGTTATATCCGAGAAACAACCGTTAAAAACTATTGTAGGTGGTACACCCCACCTAGCGGTAGTGGGGTTAAACGAGGATAAATACTCTACTAAGGTTTACGGCTTACGCGTTGTTGTCGACGAGGTATTAGAAACGACCGAGAAAGACTTATACATTTCTAACGGCGTTAATGAGTGGCGTGTTACTCAAATCATACCTTACGAGACTTTCTTTAATCGTACTATGCTTTTTTTAGATGATAAAAGTTGAAGTAAACACGGTAGAGGTTAACGAGAAAATCACCGATAAGCTATTTAAAAAATTAAGTAGAGCCGGTGAGATTGGACGACAAGAGGCGTACAATATTTCACGTGTTGATACGTCCAAAATGAGAAACTCGACCGAGTACGAGGTTGACAAGTCTACAGATGAGTTAACGCTAACTATAGGACAGGGTGACAGACAGATTCATTATGCTAAGTTTCAAGAGTTAGGGACTAAGCATTTCGAGGGAACTCACCACGTTAAGAAAGGTATACAAAAAGCGGTACAGGAGTTCAAATCATGATATTACAAGATATAATAATTTTTCTAAAGAATAAACTACCTAATATATACACAGAACACCAACAAGAGATAAATGTTGACCAGTTCGGGGTGCTCGAGCTCGACTTAATTAATATAGACGAGAATTGCGAGCAATGGATGGCGACGGTCTTTTTATACTCTAAAAAGTCTATGATGAAACAACACCACGAGAAATTAAACGAAATAATAGATTATTGCAAATTTAACGGTAGCGTTAAAGCGAGTGGCAAAGTGATTAATTTTTATCAACCCCAAATTAACAAGGTTGGTAATACTCAACTACACTACGTTCACTCGTTAGCGATACCGGTTAATTATTACGAAAGCGAGGAAATTTAACCATGACAGAAACATTAAAATCTACAGTAGGCGCCAAAATTAATGATGTTGCCAATATCTTAAAAGGTACTACAGCGCAAGTGTATGTTAAAGCAAAAGAGGGTGACGCTCGTTTCTTAGGTTGGACTAAGGGGGTTTCGTTCGAAGAAGTCGTCGAAAAAGGTTCAGCAATGGGTGACGGTGCGTTAGGAACGATTGCCGGTACTGAATACTACACAAAATTAAACGCTAAAATTAAAGGGTCTTTATTAGAGGTGGACGACAAAAACTATAAAGACTTCTTCGGTTTAAAAGAGGTGTCAACGTCTACTACTCACGGTTTCCAAGAGGCTGACTTAACAATTAAAGAATACCAACGTCAACCTATTATCACAAAAGACGACACATTAGAATACTTAGAACTTAGATTCTTAGACTTAGAGCGTAACGGTCTTGTTTTACGTTTATTCAACGTGTCTAAGTCTAACGCGTTTAAAACGTCGTTCGGTGATAAAAGTGAGTTAACGGTTGAGTTTGAGGTTCAAGGGCTTTACGACCCAACGAAACCAACCGAAGTACCATGGCGTTTATACACGATTAAGAAAAACGGATAATTACATAGAGGGTTAACAACCCTCTTTTTATTTTGGAGGTAAACAATATATGACAGACGAGAAACTTTCAACAACGATTGTTGTTAACGGTAAAGAGTATAGCAAGATTGAATTAAAGGGGCGTAAGCTATTCGAGTTTATGCAACTGGCAAGAGGTAAAAACATAGATAGAAAAGCGCATTTTAGAAACTTAGAGTTTATTAAATTTAGCGACCCGGCAACTAAACTGGGTGAACGTGTTCGCGGTAAAATTAAAAAAATACCGAAAGCAAAACAAAAGAAATTTGAGTGGTACATTGAGAACGACCCGGAATTTAAAGACGAGTTTAAGACTATCTTACTTAACTATATGTTACTTTTAACGACTGAAATTAATAAAGTTTTAGTTGAAACTGATTACGACGACTTAGTTGAGGTTATTTCTATAGGGTTTGAAATTGATAAAGAAACGGTAGAGGAATTCACAGAAGACAATTTCATGACCGCGATTGCTATTATTAACGACGCCTTACCCAGTGCGTAAGTATCTATCAATTTCGTATGACGATTTTTTAACTATTGACAATGTCGAGGGGCGCTTTTTTAGTGAGTTAGACCTTTACTGGCTTTTAGTTAAAGAGTACGGCTTTATGTTGGTTAATAGTGCTAGTAATAAGGAATTGTTAGAAATGTATTCATGTATAGCAAGCGAACGTGCTTGTGTTGTTACTCGTGAAATGTATATGTCTTCGAAACCCGAGGTGACGTATATAGAGTACCTAGACAAAATAAAACGTATGAGTGTAGTAATTTCAGACTTTGAAAAGTCGGAAATAGAAGAAATTTTCAAAGAGGTAAATTAATATGAAATTATTCGATATATACGGAACATTGAAAATTAAAGGTCTTAGCGAGACTAAGAAAGGTTTAAATGAGGTTGGTGAAAGCGCCAAAAGTACAGGTAGTTTATTCGAGCGTATTATTGACAGAATGACAAACGCAACCGCCAAATTATGGGATAAGATTCGCGGTAACGGTAAGAAAGCGAGCGAGGGGCTTGGCAAAGACTTTGAAAAGAGTTCGCGAAAGATAACTAGCGAGATTGAAAAGTTGAATAACTTAAAAATCTTAGTAGGTGGTAAGACCGGCGCTAAATTAAACCTTAAGACTTTCGACGCGTCGATTAAAGCTATCAAGCAAGAAATAAGCGCGCTCGACAAAGTGAAAATCAAACCCGGAATTGACACGTCTGTAGTCAATCAAAGACTATCAGAATTAAAAGCTAATTTAAGAGACTTACAAAGTTCTAAATATAAGGTTAGTGGTAGAAATATAATCGACCCTAAAGTTTTCGATAGTGCTATTAGTAGCATTAAAAGGACTAATAACAGCTTACGCGAACTTGGTGGAACAGGAAATAGCGCGTCTTCGAGATTAAAAAGCGCGTTTCATTCTATTAGTAGCGGTGCAAAATCAATGGGGAGCGCCGTGAAAGGTACCGTTAACGGTCTTAAAAGTGCGTTTAGTAGTCTTAAAAGTAGTATAACCGGTATACCGGGAATGTTAGCCGGTGTGGGTGCAGCATTGGGAACTAAAGCGGTTTTTGAGTACTCTAAAAACTTAGACCAAGCGAAAATCAACTGGGAAGTACTTATGGGGGGCGCTGAAAAAGGTCAAGAAATGTTACAAAGAATACAAAAATTCGCAAAAGAGACGCCGTTTGACTTTAACAGCACGCAAAAATTCGCCCAACAACTTAAAATAGCCGGCTTAAATGGTGACCAACTATTTAAGACCATGCAAGTAATAGGAGATAGCGCCCAAGGTAACGTTGAAAAGGCGGAGGGAATAGCTACGGCGTATCAACAAATGAGTGCCAAAGGTAAGATTCAGACCGAGGAAATGAACCAATTACTGGAACGTGGGATTCCGGCTTGGGATATGTTAGCAAAAGCAACCGGGAAAAGTAAAGCTGAATTAATGCAAATGGCGTCACAAGGTAAGTTATTGTCAGACGAGTACTTACCGAAACTAGTCGACCAAATGGATAAGACGTTCGGGGGCGGTATGCAAAAACAAGCCCAAACGTTCAACGGTCAGTTAGACCAACTGGAAGATAATTTGTTAATGTTAGGGTCTCGAGGTGTAGCGCCTTTACGACAAGCGTTAACCGGACTTATGAAAGACGTTAACGACGTTTTCGACGGGAAACTATCAGTTACTGAAATGCTTGGTAAGTGGGGGCGTGAATTTAAAGACGGTCTAACTAAGTTAGGTGAAAATATAGCTAACTTTGACTTATCCTCTTTTGTGAAAAAATTACTAAAAGGTTTCGAGGTTGGAAGTAGCTTTATTTCTGATGTCGTTAAAGGTTTCGCGAAACTAGTAGACGGTATTTTTGAATTTTTCAAAAAGACAGACTGGAACGGTATCTCAAAAGAGGTTAACAGTAAAATTGTCGAGGGGTTCAAAAATTTCGACTTAGGAGGCGCGCTAGCTTGGATTGTTAACAAAATAGTCGACCTTGCTAAAATGCTAGTAGACCGTATTAAAGATACTGATTATAGCGATATTGGAGCCACGTTAGGTAAACTTATTCGTGAAAGTATTAGTAAAGTTGGAGACTCTATAGGTGGGATTAGTTGGGGCAACATATTCTCGTTAATATGGAGTGCCTTTACTGGTGGTTTAGAGCTTGTTTTTGTTGACTTACCGCTTTATATTGCTAATATGCTTAGCGGTCTATTCTTAGGAATGAGTTTAAGCGAGGTGTCTGACGCTATAGGTGGTTGGTTCGAAAGCATTGGTAATTGGGTTTCTGAAAAGTGGGACGCTTTTATTCAATGGTTCAGCGATAACGCTAGTAGTATAGGTGATACGGTTTCCGGTTGGTGGGATTACATGGTAGACGGTCTAAGCAACTGGTGGCAACAATTTTCAGATTGGATTTCCCAAAAGTGGGACGAGGTTGTACAATGGTTTACCGACTTACCAACTAAGATTAGTGAAACGGTCTCGACTTGGTGGAGTATACTCGTTACCGGATTCGAGGCGTTCGGAGTTGCATTGTTAACGTGGCTTGGTGAAAAAATTGAAAATGTGATTCAATTCTTTAAAGACTTACCAACTAAGGTTAGCGAGACTGTCTTTACTTGGTGGCAAGCTATGTCTAGTAGCTTTTCAACTTGGTGGCAAAGTTTAACACAATGGATTACCGAGAAATTCAACCAATTAGTAGGTTGGTTTAAAGAACTACCTAACAAGGTAGCACAATTCGGGACTTGGATATGGCAAGGTATAACCGGGTCTTTAGGGTCTATGTGGTCTAGTGCTACGTCTTGGTTCACCGAGAAATTTAATCAGCTCGTTTCTTGGTTCCGTGACTTACCGAACAAAATAGCTAGTTTTGGCTCTTGGATATGGAGCGGTATTACCGGTTCACTTGGTTCGTTTTGGTCTAATGCTACGGGGTGGTTTAATGAGAAATTTAATCAACTTGTATCATGGTTCCAACAAGGCGCCAACAGGGTTTCCGGGTTCGGGTCTTGGGTCTGGTCTAGTATCAGCGGTGGTCTTAGCTCGTTATGGTCTAGCGTAACTAGTATAGGTAGTAGCATAGTCGAGGGTGTATGGAACGGTATTGTTAGCGCGACAGATTGGTTTTACAGCCAAGTTCGAAATTTCTTTAGTAATTTAGTCGAAAGTGCTAAAAGTTTCTTAGGTATTAACTCACCGTCTAAAGTTTTTGCGAAAACAGTCGGACACGCAATTCCCGAGGGTGTGGCACTTGGGGTTAACCAAGCGTCAGATGTTGCGGTTGAAAGTGTTTCAGAACTTGCTAACAAGTTGCAAGATTCATGGCAAGGTGACTTTGATACTAACTTTAACGCATACGGTAACGTTAATTTTGATAGCGAAACAAGTAACCCGTTTAGACTCTTAAATAGTAAATTTGATGAGTTGACAACGGCGTTCGCTAACATTGAGTTTAGAGGTGTAATGAATGTCGACGGCGAGCATTTTGGCGAGGCGATATATTCACCGCTTAACAATTTAATCGACGAAGGAGGTATTATTTAATGAATTACTTTATTTTAAACGGGTGGAACATAACAGCGGAGGACGGTATATATTTAATAGATAGCGGACAAGAGCGTTCCAATAAACCCCGTTTTTCTAGTGAAAATTCATACGGTGCTAACGGAAATGTTAATATTTTCGAGGAGGCGTTTGACACGTACTCAAGAACGTTTACTTTCCAATGTAACAGCCTTGAAAAAATGGATATGCTTATTAGTAGATTCTATGGGCTTAATATGAAATTGGAATTATGGACGAGACCAAAACACTATATATATATAGACTTTAAAAATACCGTTTCGGTTAAAAGATTAGCGGATAATCAATGGCAATGTAAATTTCAATGTGATGTACAGCCGTTTAAATACCTAAAAAATGCGCCGTCACAAGTTTTTACACGTTCCGGAACCATAACAAATATTGGTAATTGGAGGAGTGAACCTAGAGTAATAGTCGAAGGTAGTGGAAACACTACCTTAACTATCGGCAGTCAGACTATGCGGTTAAACCTTGATACTCGTATGATTATCGAGTGTAAACACCGTGAACAACATGTATTAAACAAAAATAATCAATTAACTATCTCGAGTACTCGAGGTGGTTTTTTTGAAATTGAACCCGGGTTACAGCCAGTAGTACTTGGCGCCGGAATAACTAAAATTACGATTGAACCGAGGTGGCGTATTAGATGATATATATTGCGACAGATAATTATAACGACGGTTTTCCGTTGTCAAATGCTTACGACGATACCATTTATCAAAAAGCAAATGCGGAGTACTATTTAAAATTTAGATTCCCTGTTGATAGGTTGGGGATATGGAAACACCTAACTTGTGAAACTATTCTTAAGGCTGATGATACAAGAGGTTTACAGCTATTTAAAATCAAAAAAATTAACAAGGTAAACGGATATGTTAGGGTCTACGCCAAGCATATAACAGACGACCTTAATTTTATTGGTGTTGATAAAATAGCGGTTAGTAATGCTACTGGGCGTCGTGTAATGGAGGCGTTAGCCGGTAGCACGACAGAACAACATAGTTTTATTTTTAATAGTGATGTTGCTACAATGCACACGCTAAATTTAACTAACACTACAGCCGGTAAGGTGTTAATTAAAGACAAACACTCAATACTTGGACAGTGGGGCGGTGAACTGATAAGAGATAACTTTTTAGTTGACTTAAAAGCTCGTGCCGGTGTTGATACTGAAATACTTTTCATGAATAAGAAAAACGTGAAAAATTTAGATAATGCGATTAGTACCGAGAATATCACGACAAGACTTAAATTAAGCGTCGAGTTAGAGGGTGAGGGAAATAATAAGCAAACTATCACCGCGACCGTTGATAGCCCTAATATTAACGCATATCCGCGTATTTACACTAACTATTTAAAAGTTAATAGTAAGACTATCACAAACCAAGCCCAGTTGATTGAATACGGTAAAAAGTACTTTAGGGATACGTTGGTAGACTTTCCAAGCGATAACTTAACGGTTAACGTTATCGACAGAAACCAAGAGCGAGTGAACCTGTTTGACACGGTATGGTTCCGAAACGTTGAGTTTGATATTGACAAAAGGTTAAAAGTTGTAGCTTATGAGTTCAGCCCTATGTCTAAGAGGTATAAAAAAATCAGTTTCGGGGCTTTAAAAGTAGCTAATTTTGGACAGATTAAGAGCCTTAGTCAACTCGAAGAAAAAATAGATGAGAAAATAACTGAAAGTTTCACCGACGCTTTTAAGATACAAAAAAACTTATCCGAATTACTTAAACTAGACCGTAAAGCTATCGAAGATAAAATGTTAGAGTTAGAGGAGAAGTCAAAAGGTGCAGTTGAGGTTAAAAGGGCGTTATTCGAGGCGGATGGTACTATTCCCGATGTAGTCAAAACGAAAATATTAGACGCCGTGGAGGGTGATATAGGGCGTCTTAAAACGATTATAACCGAGGCTGAATTGATTAAGGCAATTCAAGCAAAATTAAACTTTGCTGAAATTAAAAACGCACTTATAGATAAGGCTTTTATTAACCAAATCATAAGTGATGAAAGGTTTACGCAACAATTCGAAGACGGACAGGTTACAATTCAAAACATTTTCACCAAACTAAAAGATAGTATCAAATCAAACATTTTAAAAGAGGTTATCACTAAAGACGGTGTTAAAAAAATAGTAAACGACCTAACAGTAGACGCGGACGGTATACGACAGATTACACAGGAAGAAATAACAAACCGTCGTGAAGAGTTAAAAGGTAAAAGTAGCTACATACACAAAAAATACAGTGATTTTGCTGACGGTCGTAACATGAGTGACAACTCAACGCTTAAGTATATAGGTATTTACACAGGTGACAAACAACAAGCACCAACTAATGCTAGTGAGTATAGTTGGACTAAACTTAAGTCAGACGGTAGACTACACAAGGCGTACGCTAATAGTTTGAACGGTTTAGACTTTACATTAGTTGAACCCGAGGAAAACGCCAAACTATTTGCTAAAAATAAACCACGTGTAAATATCGTTAATGATAATGATATTAGCGATATATGGCAAGCTAATATGTTTTTAAGTTTTAAACCTAATACAAAATACACGCTAACGGCACGAGCTAAGGGAAATAGTAATAAGTTGTGGGCTTATTTTAGAAATAATAGGACTAATGCTCAATATAACTGGGGTCAGTTAGAATTTAGGGGGTTAGAAACTAAGTCAATCACATTCACAACCACAAATGATGTTGATGACGTTCTGTTTAAGTTTGTGTTAGTTCCGGAAGACGAGGACTGGACAGGGGTACAAATTGATTGGTTTACAATTTACGAGGGTGATAAGCGATATAGCGACTATCCGGTTGATGAACCGGCGCAATATCACAAGTACCGTTATTTTGGTTACGTATTTAAAGAGGGTCAACCAATAGCAAGCGACTTTGACTGGTTCGACTTACAACAAACATCTATTACTAACGACAAATATACACACATAGTATATTCAGACTACTCTGACGGTACTAGTTTCGGGCGTGACCCTAAAAAGTACATGGGTGTAGCAAGGACTACATCACCAACCCAACCTACAAACAAGATGGCTTATAAGTGGTTTAAGGTAACAGGAGAAGACGGAAGAGATGGTGTGGACGGTAAGTCTATTAATGAAAACTTGGTGCCTAATTCAAATTTTGCTAAAGATTTAGAAGGTTGGGAAATGGCTAGATTGAATAATAGTGGCTTAAACTGGCAAAAGGGACACGCAATTGATAATTTTGGTAGAGGATTGCATATTTGGGGTACACCTAATGGTGAGTATAAAGGTTTAGGGACTGTGCCATTCAGTTTAATCGCAAAACAAGGTGAGAAATTAACATTATCAATGGATTTAGGTAAAGACGCATTAACGCAAAATGCTATTTTATATATAGGACTACATTATGTTGTTAATAATGATATAGTTTCACAACAATGGCAAACACTAGATTTAGCAACCCAAAATTTTGAGGTTAGAAAGTATAAACGCATTTCAAAAACGTTCACAGTTAGTGCTGATATGAATAGGTGTAGGTTGATGATACACACTCAAAATAATAAACTTGTCAATTTTTACATTGATAATATTAAATTAGAACGTGGTGACACCGCTACGGACTGGTCACCGGCATATGAAGACTTGAGAGGACGTGACGGTGTAAGCAACTACATTCATAGAAAGTACAGTGACTCTTCAAATGGTGCTAATATGGACGATAATTCAAATCGTAAGTATATAGGAATATACACTGGAACAAGCCCAACACCACCGACAACGGCAAGTAGCTATTTGTGGTCGAAAATCAAAGGAGAGGACGGAGCAAACGGAACACCTGGGGTTAAAGGCGCTGACGGAAGAACGCCTTATTTTCATACAGCTTATTCTAATAGTCCTACTGGTGACAGAGATTTTAGCACAACCAACAGCAACGATAAACTATACATAGGAACTTACAGTGATTTTGAGATTGCTGACAGTACTGATTATCGTAGGTATAAATGGGTGAAGATTAAGGGTGAAAATGGACGAGATGGCGTAAGTAGTTACATCTACCGTAAGTACAGTGATAACGCCAATGGGTCACCAATGAGTGATAACTCAAATTTAAAGTATATAGGTATTTATACTGGCACTAGTGCTACAGCCCCAACAACGCCGTCGGCTTACACTTGGAGCAAGATTAAGGGTGAAGACGGAGCACAAGGGGTGCCGGGTGCTAGAGGTTCCGACGGTAGAACTAGCTATTTACACACAGCGTATTCTAACAGCGCAACAGGTGACCGTGATTTTAGTACCACTAATAGTAACGGCAAGGAGTACATCGGGACTTACACTGATTTTGAAATTAATGACAGTAACGATTATCGACGTTATAAATGGGTAAAAATTAAAGGTGAGAATGGACGTAATGGAACAGATGGTCACACACTTACAGCTAACCTAAGATTAGAAGGTACTTACATTAATGGCGTAACGAATAACGTTAAGGGATATTTAGATGTATTTTACGACGGTCAGAAGATAACTGATGGATTTAATGCTCAGATAAAATTCAAGGGTGGTATTTTAAATGCTTGGAGTAATTTTTGGACTGCGAAAGTCGACAATACAGGATTTTTAACGAACGTAAGTTGGGGGAACAAAGAACAGACTTATCCTATAGCGTTAGAATTAATTGCTCTAGTTACTTACAAGGGTTTAAATACTGTTGCTAATGCAAGGCTAGACAACGTTCCAAACATTGAAGAAGTTAAAGAAACTATTCAAAGGTATAAAAAGTTTGAAAGTACGCTAAGTGAGTTTAGGTCAGAAATAGGTTACGTAAAAGAAACGACGCAAATATTGGGTGATACTGTCCCGGACTTGTCAAAAGATAAGAGAACAACGACTGGTAACGACGTATACTTTTATCCAAGTGTACCGTTGAAAGCTAATACGCCGTATACGATAGTAGCTAATATTTCGGGGTTAACAGCAAAACAAGAAGCCGGAATTTACAACGCGTCCGGAAATAACAAGAAATACATTTTAAACGGGACTAACTTTTGGGTTGTTCAATTTCCTAGTCAACAAGACAGGGTTAATTTTTATCCGTTAGGAACTAAGACGACAATTAGCAACGTAAGAATTTACGAGGGTGATTTTACGGAAACTTTACAAGGTAATTTATACGTTACGCACACAATACACCCAACCGTTAACAAATGGCTAGTTATTACGCTTAATAAAAAGTTAGAAGGTAAAGACTTAGTCTTATATTTTGATGTAGACGGAGATGTAAGTAATAAAAGTTTTTGGTACAATAACGCACTTAGTAATTTTAGCGGTAACGCTGATGTTGAATTTCCGTTAAAAAATAAAGATAATGTTGTTTCGGTTAGTAGTTTTGGTAATTCAATAATTACACTAGTATTTAATTATGCAAACCCGACTATTAAAAACGTAAGGGTCTACGAAGTGAACTACGCTTTTCGTAAGTTGACGAAAACACAAACCCAAAATATAGGAACGGTGTTCAAACAAAGCGCGGAAGATATAATCGTGGCTTGGAACAACTACAACAAATATTTTAGTTTCAATAATGAAACTTTAGATATTTTAGAGAAAGACAGCTACCAAAATAAATATAAGAAAATCTCATTAACGAGTGAGGGGTTAAAAATATATAACAATAATACACTAATTGGAACAATAGGAACATTCACACACTTAGGACAAAGTTTCAGACAAAACACCTTTGATATTGTTTTAACGGACGACACCAAAGCGTTCGGGGTCTACACTTGGCAAGATTTCAGCGCGTTCGGTTCACAAGTTACAGGTTACGCCCCGTTATTTGAAATTAAAAAAGACGAGGGCGGAACTTATAGGTCATATTTCCACCAACCACTTCAAGTAAGGACTGCTTATATAGACCGTTTAAGCGTTGCGGAGACTGGGACTTCGTATGTAGGTGGTGTGACCAAAACAATAAACGTTGGTGGTAGATATTTAAAATTTGTTCAAGGTATTTTAGTAAGTGGTTAGGAGGCAAACATAATGGAGAAACCAGTAGAGCTTAAAATTGCAACAGCAAAAAACAATATTTATAAATTTTTAGAGGTAACAGCAATGGAGGAACAATTACCGCCATTTATTATGGTTGGAATACTAGCGCAAAGTTTAACCGAGTGGCAACGACGCGAACTTATTCAAGTTAACGACGCGTTTGAAAAAAATAACGAGGTGAAAGAAAATGTATAAAGTATCGTGGACGAGCGCGGTTTTTAAAGATGCCGAAATAGTCAAAACAAGGGTTCAAATTAACAGCGAGGATAATTTAACGATTATCACGAAAATTTTAGATGGGAACCATACGCAAAAGTCAGAAGACGAGTTGATTTTTTTAGTCTTAGAACAATTTTACCAAGACACCTATCCAAACAGGGCTGAAAATGAAAAGTTTTCAAAAGTCGACGAAAAATTAAAACTAGTAGACACTAAATTAGCTGAACTTGATAAAGTTAAAAAAGAGCTTGATATTACACAAGGCTCTTTAATGGACTTAATAACACAAGTAGGGGGTGGTGCTCTTGCTGAAACTGAAAATCAAAATAAAGGAGGTGAAAATAATGATGGCAATGTTATTCGCAATTAATATAGCAAAAGGTAAACGTACATTCGCGCAAGTTCCAAACTTTTTAAAAGAAAAAGTTAAAGAGTGCTTGATTGATATGGACTTAGAACACCTAGCGAAAGAGGGGGCTTAATAAAGCCCTCTTTGTTTTTAGCAAGAAAGGAGGATAAATGCTTGAAAATGTTTTATTTATCGTATCACAAACGTTAACGGTGGTGATTTTGCCGGCGGTTAAATGGTGGCTAGATAAAGGAAATAAACGACTTATAGGACAAATAGAAAGTTTAAGTAACGAAGTAAAAAAAACACAAACCCAAGTTGAGGAGGTCACCGAGATTGGACGACAAAACAGGCGTTCAAATAAAAGTATCATTTCTTACAGATTGCACCAAGATTTAGGGGAGGCAATACTCAAGGGTTACACAACCCGTGACGACTTTGAAGAGTTATCCGGATTATATACAAATTATAAGGAGATAGGTGGTAATGGAAAAATAGAGGCACTCTATAAACGTTATACGGAGCTACCTATTAGAAAGGACTAAAAAGATGAAAAAAATAATTAAATTACCGATTGAAAGCACTACGCAAATTAGAAAAACAGAAGACAGCCTTTGCGAACTTTATTCGCATGATAAAAATAACGGGTTATTCGAGTTCGAGGTTACGAATGTAAAACTTGGCAACGAAAAGCCTTACGCAATGTTTAAATTCATGGATAGTATGTCAGTATGGAAAGTACTTGGAACTATTGAAGATAACAAGATTAAAGTTGCGTTCGATACTACTTTAATCACACAAGATGAAACGGTTGTTTGTTTCTTGTATTTAGACGACGAGGAACGCACAACAGACTTTTACCGCTTCAAATTTAAAGTAAAAGTATCAGAAATTGACAAATTGCATACTTACGCGGTTAAAGAACGTTATTTCAACAACAGTATCATCGTTGATAAAGTAGACGTCGTTACTAAAGATGAACTTAAAGAGGCTTTAAAAGGGTTAACAGTATCAACTATAGAGGGTGTTTTAACTGAAAATAGAGCGGACGAAATTTACGCTAAAAAATCAGAGCTATATGACGATACAGCATTAAGGCAAAGAGTGGCAACTTTAGAGGAACGCCCCGACAATAATACAATTTATGATGATTCAGACCTTAGAGGACGTGTAATTGCTCTTGAAAGTAAAGCTGACAATGATACAGTATATGACGACGCGGACTTAAAACGTCGAGTTTCGGAACTAGAAAACAAATCTGATAAAGATACAGTCTACGACGACAGCGACTTAAGAGGGCGTGTTGAGGCTCTTGAAAGTAAAACGGACAATAACACGGTCTATGATGACACAGACGTTAAAAACAGGCTGAAAGCTATTGAAGACACACAAAAAGACTACGTCAGAACGGAAGACCTACCGGCGCCATACGACGACCGACGAGTTAAAGAACAATTGGAGGCGTTAGAAACTAAAACTGATAACATTATAGTATACGACGATACTGACCTAAAAACTCGTGTTGAGGCGTTAGAAAACAGACCTAACAACGGTACAGCGTACGACGATTCAGACTTGAAACGTCGAGTTAGTGAGTTGGAACAAAGACCCGACAACAATACTGTATATGATGATACCGACGTAAAAGAGCGTCTAACAAACCTTGAGACTAAAGTTGATAAAGATACTGTATACGACGATTCAGACCTAAAAAGACGTGTAAGCGACTTAGAGCAACGTCCGGACAACAACACAGTATACGACGACACAGAGTTAAGTAACAGAGTTAAAACGTTAGAGGACGCTCCAAAAATTAATGCTACTGACTTCGCTACTAAAGACGACGTGGTGGCGTTTAACCGTGAACTTAACAACAAAGTATCAAGCATTGACTTTGAAGACTTTAAAAAGACTATCCCGGCGCCGTATAACGATAAAACCTTAAGTGACCGCGTCTTAGCTCTTGAGAATAAACCGTCTGTGGGGCAAACTCAAGATACTGGGTGGTTAAAAGTAAGTGGTGAAAATGCAATCGCTGAAAATATTGTAGAAATTAGACGTATCGGAAATACTGTGCACGTTAGATTTAGAAATGAAAACGGTGATTTTATTATTGTTGAGAACATCTATTCTATACTAGATAAAGAAATTAGTGGTGGTTTTGGTTCGATTACAAATAATTCGCCTATTTTTTCATCAAAAAATAATCGAGAATTGGGAAGAATTATTACAAATGTATCTAACAACAGAATAACAGTTGAGTCAAGTATTGATATAGAATTATCGGGTTCTAAATCCGTGTATATTAACGAATTCTCTTATATTACCGATGAACCGTTCCCAGTTGAATTACAAAAATAGGAGGAAAAAATCATGTCAGAAATACAACCATTATTAGTTTCATTAGTAGTATTATTATTAACGCTTTTAGGTAAGGCGTTAAAAGAGTGGAAAGCTTTCCCGTCAGAATTAATACCGCGTGTGTTAGGTATAGTCGGGGGCTTAGTAGGTTGGTATGTCTTTAAAGACGCTACAGCCGTAACAAGTGGGCTTGCTAGTGTAGGACTACACCAATTATTAACGCAAGGAGTGAACAAGTATGACAACCAAAACACAAGCGGTGACTTTTCTACAAAACGAGGTGAATAAACCCCACGACTTTGACGGATATTACGGTAGTCAATGCGTTGACTTAATTAATTTTTATCTTAACAAGTTTTGGGGGATTAGACTATCCGGTAATGCTATAGACTTACTAGATAGCGCAAAAAAACAGGGGCTGACGGTTATATACAATGCCCCGGGGGTTAACCCCCAAGCCGGTGACGTATTTGTAATGAGTGTGCCAACACACCCTTACGGTCACACCGGTGCGATATTAGAGGATAGCGACGGATATACTATAAAAACATTAGAGCAAAATATAGACGGAAACGCGGACGCCTTAATTAACGGCGCGCCGGCTCGATTTAACGAACGAGATTTTAACGGCGTGATTGGTTGGATTCGTCCGGTGTTTGAAAATGAGGAGGTTAAAGAGATGACTTACACAGAAGATACAACATATTTACGACAAACACCACAGGTAGGGGTGGCACCTTATAGACAGGTTCACGCACATTCTACAGGGAACCCAACAAGTATAGCAAGTGGTGAGGCTACATATATGTCTAATAAAGACTTAAGTAGTGGTTTTTACACACATGTAGTCGGAAACGGTAAAGTATACCAAACGGCGTATGTAGGTCAAGGCGCTTGGGACGTTGGCGGTGAGTGGAACAACGAAACCTACGGTGCGGTTGAATTAATCGAAAGCCACCAAACTTATGAGGAATTTAGACGAGATTACGAAATTTACGTCCAAGTATTACGCGACTTAGCAACTCAAGGCGGTATCCCAGTTACACTCGATAGCAACTCGCTAGAGGGAATTAAGACGCATTACTATTGTACAAATAATCAACCTAACAACTACTCCGACCATGTAGACCCTTATCCATACTTGGCTAAGTGGGGTATTACAAAAGAGCAATTCAAGAAAGATATTGAACAGGGTGTAACGTCTAACACTAGCGAGGTTGATATATTAAATACATATACCGAACTAGCGAATAGGGAGCGCCCTTATTACCGCGGTTTCTTAAGTCTTGACTATCAAGTTGAGACGGAACCAAACGAAGGTAGCAAAGATAAAGAGTTTCTACCACGAGGAACAGAGGTATATGTATACGAGAAAAAAGGCGGTTGGAGTAGAATTGGTTCACCTACCGCCCAACAATGGATAGAGGACGACTATTTAGTTGATTGCTTTATTTTCTAAATTGATTTTAAAATATATTTGTGTTAAAATGTAAATGTCCTTTCAACCTACAAATGCGAAGGATAAAAACACTTACAAGCCCTCACTTTTTGTGGGGGTTATTTTTTATGCATTTTTTTAAAAAATTTTTAAATATCTATTGACTTTATACCTAATATTAGGTATAATTAATAATGTAAAGGAGGTGAGGTAGTGAGTAACAAAAGAAATAAAAAAACAGACTCTCACAAAGACAAGATGTTGGTACTATCAACAGTGTTAGCTATCCTCGAAATAGTAAACACAATTCTTGAAATCTTTGTAAAAGTCTGCAAATAACCGATTAGGGAACGGAGCTTTTATAAGCTCCTAGTACCTAAATGTTTACTCACATTATATCATGAAAAAAGAAAAAATACAAACTGCGATTATAGCACTAGGTATATTAGCCGTGATAATTTCAATTATCTTAAAACTTATTTAGGGGGTTTTACAATGATAGAACAAGCAATTAAACAAATAGAAGAATTATTTAATAGCGAATTAACTGACTATAGAATTTCAAAAGATACTGGAATAACATTAAGCGTTATTCAAAAATACAGAAATGATTCAAGTAAAATAGAAAATATGACTTTAAAAGTAGCAAATAAATTAATAAAATACACGGAGGAACTAAAAATGAGAAATTACGATAAAATGATGGTAGTAGTAAATGAGTTAGTATTAGAAGAAGGAGCATGGGTTGATTTTTGGTTCGAAGACAAACCAAACGACATTACAACATCTTACAGTGTAGACGAGTTAAAAAGCCACTTAGGACATTTAGAAGAAGAAGACTACGAGAAACTAGTTTTTCAAGTAAATTTCGATGACGAAGACTTAGATAGAAATTATCAATTTTACTTTAGCATATATGACGACGTAGTTAATAAAAATGAATTTTGGTTAAATTTACTACACAATACAAGATAAAAATGAAGCCCCAAAATAAGGGGCTTTTTTTCTGTTGAATACGACAAAGGCGCTTATAAAATAAGCGAACAGCTAACAGAACTAGCTGAAAAATACTTATATGAATAAAAATACACTCTCTTATACGTTTGTTAGTACTTTTGTATCAACAATTTTTCTTGCAACAGCCTCTACAGTAGCTTTGCTTAAATCATCTTTCGGAAATGATAAAGCGATGTGGTAAGTTTTTTTGTTATCAGTATTAAAGTAAATGTTTAATTTTTTCTCCATAATTAAATTCCCTCCTAAAATTATAGTGATTCTTTTGTGCTTGTGACAATATCTTCAATGTTTTTAGCAATTAGTTTTTTTAACTCTTCGCCGACTTCTTTCAAAGCAGTGTCTTCAGCAGTAGGGGCAACTTCGAAGTTATAACTTTTAACTACGCGTTTTTCCCCTTTAGGTTCGTTATAGTTTAGATGTAAAACTTTTTTTAAAATCTTCATAATAAAAATCTCCCTTGTTTTGTATTTATTCTTTGTCTTAGGCCTCTGACACTAAATATATCGAAAATTAATGAGGGAATTTCTCAAAAAGTAAAATATAATGTTTTAGGAGTTTATTTAAGTTAAATTTTATTTAAATAAATTATAATAGAAAAAAAGTAGTGGAAATATGTATAAAATAGTATTATAATATA